AAGATGCGCTGAAGCCTTGCTTGGGTACTCTCAAACAATGGCAGATGCTTATACAACCGAACCAGAGGACTTTGATGCGGCTGTAACAGCTTTGCTTGCCAGAACGCTAGAACTTCATCTAAACCGAACAATCAACCTAGAGAACCTTTACAAATGACCCAAGAAGCAGTTATCAGAGCATTACAAAACGGCCCACTTACTTCCTACCAAATAGAGGATTTAACAGGCATACCAAGACTATCTATTGCTGCTTGTTGCACAAAAATGAGCTACAAGAAGAAATTAAAAATTGGAAAAATTAAGATGGGCCGTTCTTGGGTTTCTCAGTACACGTTAGAACCGCACATGATTGAGGCTGAAAAGGTTGAAGAGCCTCGTGATCTGCTAAACCCTTTTGACATTAGGAACGCCAAGGGCATCTTTTCTAAGTCTGAATATGCTTCTATGAATGCCCAGGCTATTCGTTTGTTTGGCAGAAAACCAACAAATGAAATCACAAATAATCAATATATTTAAGTTTACAAAGTAGAATAAGTTTGATATTATGGAATCCAGCTAGGTGCGAAGTCATGAGCGCACCGAAAAGAGTTAACCCTTCTCCTGCTGGCAATTCCTTCTAAGGGTGGTTTAAAAAGCGGAATATATGCACTACTACCAGTTCAATATTGGTGACTACAACAGTCACACCATGCACCTTTCTGAGATCGAAGATTTGACCTACAGGCGATTGCTTGATTGGTACTATTTGCATGAATCTTCAATACCACTTGACTTAAATGAAATAGCTAGACAGATTAGGATGCGTTCGCATAGCGATTGCATTGCGACTGTATTGCAAGAGTTTTTTGAGCGCACTCCAGACGGATGGATTCATCATCGTGCCAATAAGGAAATTGAGAAGGTTGGCGACAAATCTCAGAAGGCAAGTGCTTCTGCTAAAGCAAGATGGAGTAAACCAAAGGATGCGAACGCATTGCAAACGCAATCCGAAGGCAATGCTACACATAACACATTACCTATAACACAAGACACAGAACACAAAAAGAAAGCAACTATCGTTGCACCGCCTGAAGGCGTTTCTGATTCTGTTTGGCAGGAATTCAAATCTTTGAGGAAAGCCAAGAAAGCCCCGATAACCCAAAGAGCTATTGATGCCATAAACAGTGAAGCAAAGAAAGCTGGTTGGACTTTGGAGAAAGCCTTGGAGGAATGTGTTGTTCGTGGTTGGCAAGCATTCAAAGCAGATTGGGTTGCGACAAAAGCAAACCCTGCTGACATAGTGAGGCTCACAGTTCCTGCATCAAATGATCCTGACCCACAACTGTTAAAGATTATGGCTGATGCAAAGAATGCAGCACCTATGCCTGATTTTGTTCGTCAGTTTGCTCAAAAAGTTAAAGGTAAAGTATGAAATTTCTTAAATCTAATCCAATTGAATTTTATGTTTCAAAACTTGGTTATCTTGTTTTTAAAAATTACGAAATATCAATAATTTTGACTCCAGAACAAACCAAAGTTCTTGCAAGCCAACTTCCAGAATTGATGGAGTTGCAAGAAAAACAATGGACAGGAGTTGAAGAAGAATGAACTATTTTGAAGCCATGAGACTGCTAGACAGAGTTAAGGAAGGCGTACCATATCCCGTACGCCTCATTACTGAAGCGTTAATCCTAACTGGTGACTTAGATGAGTAGGGTATCTACCAATGGTATACAGCAGAAAAAACATCTCTAATGAAAGCGACAGAGTGATCCTGGAGCAAGCAGAAGCCAGAGAACTCTTCCGCACCTGGGAGACAAAAAAGGATAGAGATTTTGTTCGTGCCAGACTTGAGAGAGCTGAAAGAATTTATGGTACGGGCGCTAGAGACAGAATCCGAGAATATATGAACAGAATTAAAGATGGAACACTTCTATGACATTTATGGTGACTTTTAAAGTAGACGCTAACCCTGTTGGAAAACAAAGGGCTAGATACGTCAAGAGGGGAAACTTTGTCCAAACTTACACCCCTGAAAAGACAAGAACCTATGAGACTTTAATCAAAGATGCTGCAATCGAGGCAATGGGTGCTTCCGAACCATTGGAAACCCCTGTCAGCCTTTATCTCTACATTCGAGTGCCAATCCCCAAGTCATGCACCAAAAAGCGACTAGAAGCCATTGATAACGGGTCAGAGAAGCCAACAAAGAAGCCTGACGCAAGCAATATCCTCAAGAGCGTAGAAGATGGCATGAACGGGGTTGTCTACCATGACGACTCGCAGATCATAAACATCCATGTAACCAAGGTTTATTCGAGTCTGCCAGGTGTGGATATTTGCGTTAAGGAGTGTTTGGAATGAGCAACCCATTTAAGATTACCGAGCCAACTTGCATCAGCTTCTCGGGAGGCAGAACATCGGCATTTATGCTTTACAAGGTTTTAGAGGCTCACCAGATGAGCCTACCGCCCGAAGCAATTGTCTGTTTTGCCAATACAGGCAAGGAAGACCCAGCGACTCTAAAATTTGTCCATGATTGCGAAACCCATTGGGGAGTTCCAATAACTTGGATTGAATACGATGGGGTAGATGAGGTAAAAGACCGATGGAAGATCGTTAACTACCAAACCGCAAGCAGAGAGGGTGAGCCTTTTGAGGCAATGGTTGAGCGAAAAAAGTATTTGCCAAACACTTTTGCTAGGTTTTGCACCCAAGAACTTAAGATATTGCCTATCGACAAGTACATGAAAAGCCTGGGACATGAGGATTATGTAACTTTTGTCGGCATCAGAGCAGATGAGCAAAGGCGTGTTGCCAAGATGAAAAACAACAAAGACATCAAAGAAACACCACTTGCAACAGCAGGGATTGGCGTTAACGATGTCCTAGACTTTTGGTCTAAGCAGCCATTTGACCTTGATACTGTGACTGTCAATGGGAACTCATTGTTGAGCAATTGCGACCTTTGCTTCCTGAAAAAGGCAGATCATTTGATGGGGCTGATTATCGACAAACCAGAGCGGGCTATTTGGTGGGCAAACATGGAGAAAAAGGTTGGTGCTAGGTTTAACCAAGCACACCCAAGTTATGTTGACATGATGCACTTCAATGCCAAACAACATGGCTTGTTTGATCCCGATGAGGAATCAATAGCCTGTTTTTGCGGAGATTAGGGTTTATCCCTATTCAAAACATTCCAAAATAGGAATAACATTTAATTTTTAACAGGAGTGAATCATGGAAAAAACTTGGGAATTTGACACAACTACAGGCGCAGGTAGCGAGATTGTTACTGTCGTTTATGAGTATGAAAACGATGGAGAGACAACCTATAACGAATCCATCAAAGAGGTGTGGTTTGAGGGTAGAAACGTCATTGGGCTATTCTCTGACGAGCAATTTAAAGAGTTAGACATTGAGGCAGCAATGCGGTTTCAGAATCACAAACTGAACTACAAAATGGAGGATGTATGACCATAGAAGGCATTATCCGCATGGCAAAAGAGGCAGGGTTTGCTGATGAAGAAATTGATACTTGTCAACAGATATTGATACACTTTGCCAACCTTGTTGCCTCTGCCGAACGTGATGAATGTGCAAAATTGGCGGATATTTCAGTTGATTTTTGGGTAAAAGGTGGTTTTCCAGAATGTGCAGAAGTTAGAGAAGCCATGCACATTGGAGAAGCTATTCGAGCAAGGAAACAAGCATGAACGAACCAACCAAGTCAATCCAATATCTGATTGACACGGCAGAACCATACAGTAAGGCTAAAGCGACTCGAATCTACCTTGAGGGTTTTTTAAAGTCACGCAAAGCCCAACTCATGGCACAAGCTGGAACTGAGGTTCTTGGAAAACAAGAGACCTATGCCTATGCCCATGCCGATTATGTTGGCATCCTAGAAGGCATCAGGGAAGCCGTGGAGATCGAGGAAAAATATCGTTGGATGATGACAGCAGCACAAGCCAGAATTGAGGTCTGGAGAACCGAGCAATATAGCGCCCGCATGGAAATGAAGGCCACCCAATAATGCAAAGCAAAAACAAGGCTAAACCCACCGCAAGTGAGAGATTGCACATTGCTAGAATCAAGGGTATGCCTTGCATTATTTGTGAAGCATCAGCACCCAGCGAGTGCCATGAAATAAACCAAGGCCAATGGTTTACATCGATGCCATTGTGTGCCGATTGTCACCGAGGGTCATTAAACGGGATACATGGTCAACGCAGGTTATGGAACGTCTATAAAATGGATGAATTGTCCGCCCTGAATGAAACCATGCGCAGATTGTTTGAGGAAATGACGATTAAAGGGCATAGAAGCCCCTTTTAAGCCGTTTTTTAGCATGGGTCAATGGTGAGTATGCTTGAGACAAGAAAAAACCCACCGAAGTGGGCTTTTAGGTTTAGCGTTTCCCGCTAAGTATTCGCAGAACTAGGGCGATGCAAGCATAGATCATTTATTGATCCTTTGCGTACTCAATAGCCTGTTGCCAAAGTTCCCAAGCATCTTCAATACTGTTCCAATATTCAGCCCCTTCCCTGACAAGTTGCTGATCTCTAAAGTCACCCTCTTGGGCCTTGTCCATGTATTCAAAGAAATACTCAAGCTGATGAATGGGTGCATTTCCCATGCAAAGCCTGTAGGCCTCGATAAATGCTTTTTGTTCATTGGTCATTATGTTGCCTCCCATTCTGCCATTGCAGCTTGTTTGCACTGATTAACTTGTTTTTTGGTTAACCCAAAATCTCTAAAATTGCCTTGATCTGCTCGGGTGAAATGGTCATCCAGCGGGTTTGCCCTGACTCATTCCAAATCTGTAGGTCAGCAGTCTCATTGCCTAATTTTTTGAATTCGTGATCGTAATAGGTCATTCTGTCACCTCTACTTCAAAGGGGATAGAGTTATCAATAAAACCTTGTCGGTCATCGTATGACAGTGCAAAGATAATCCCAAATTGACGATTGACAGCCGCTTGAACCTCTAAGGGCAGTTTTGGCAATTCGATCTCTGAGCCGTCTAAAGCATAGGTGACAGTTACCTTGCAGTTATTAGGTAAGGTGACATATTGAACAGCCGCTATTGAGCCGTGAGTGATTGTGTATTTGCTCATTTTTAAACCTTTGAATCACAAAAAACAAATGTGTAGCCCTTGCCATCACTTGAACCGCCATGGCACATTTCGTCAATATTCCATGTGAGCTTATGTTTAGCAACCAAAGCCTTTACAGCTTCAAAATGCACTAAATGGCCTGAGAATTCGTGAGGGTAGGAAATGGTCACGCTCAATTTGCTGTCAGAAGTGGCTTTGATTCGTGAGCCTTTGACATTTGAAGCGGGTATATATTTCGTGTGTATTGCTTGCATTTTGTTAACACCTATTTAAAAGAAAAAGAAAATTATTTGACCAAAACGTCAAAGTAAGCAAGCAAGCCAACACAAAGGGCAAGCCCTAAGCCGATGGCGGCGAGATAGTCCAAGATTGTGTTTTTCATCATGCCACCTTGATTGTGAAGCTATCAGCGGTTAAGGTTTTATCCATGAAATAGCCCTTTCGGACGTATTCAGGGGCATTGCGATCGATCCAATTTTGCGCCCGTTCTAAAGTGTCGCAAATAGCGTGAATGGCTAAGGGGTTTTGCTTTTCAATAACTAAGAATTTCATGCTGCCACCTTGTGTGGGTATGACGTTGTCAATTTGAAGGCAATAGAAGGCCTTTCTGAGCGGGCAAACGATTGACGCATGGATAACCAGTCAGTCAGTCGCATTGTGTTCGCCACGAAGTCGCAAATTGTCAGTGTGGGAATGTTGCCCGTGCATTGTGCATGGTGCATGGTGTAGCGCAGGCCATTGTCTCTAATTGATCTGCGAATTGCCTGATAAGTTGTTTTTTTCATGTTGACTCCTATTAGATTGAAACTCTAGCGATAAAGGAACGGACGCAACCCCTAGCGCCCAAGTGTGATGATGTCTCGCAAATGTCTACTACTTGGTCAAATTTATAGAGCTTGACAATGTAGTAGCCTTTTCTTGCAATGTGTTCAAAAGTAACTTTGAAGCCATTTTGAAGTTTTGTTGTTTCCATGTTTACACCTATTGAGTTGGTAAGAGAGAGTAAAAATCTACCCTCTCACATATATAGCAGGGAAGAATCGTGCCAGTTGCTGTAAGTTGTTGATTCTATTGACCCCTCCAAAACCCTATAAGTATTTACCCCTAGAACTATTGTGTGCAATAATTAAATAAATCAATTTTCAGGCAAAAAATGGGCAGACCCTCAAACCCTCAAACAAAGTATTTCCAAAGAACACTGTCAGACCCTCAAAGAATGATTCTATTGGCGGCTGGAAAGGGTAATTTGTGCCGTGGATTCGAGAACGTTTTAGACCTATACAGTGAGGCTCACAATCAAGGGTTCAGGCCTGATATGCCATTGAGTTTTTTAAGTATAGGTCGCGCAACAACTAATAGCCCCAATGAAGAGGAATCAGTAGGAGATAAGGTAAGGGAATGACTAGGGAAAGAGTAAACGCGAATAGTTCTCAATTAGATCAAGTCACCATAAAAAGGTGCATCGCTCTTTCCCACTTGCATGAAACGTAAATAAGAATCATTCGCATTTAGACCACTGTATAAAAAGGCATGAGGGTAAACCCTGGGTGTGTGAGATGTATGGGGGGGAGGGGGTAGCGTCTGTGTGTAGATATTTGTGGTACACCCCACCCTCAGAAAAAGCTAAATTGACAATTCCAAGGAGAACCAATGGAACAATTGAAAAGAGGAAGAGGAAGACCAAAGGGAAGCGTTAAGATGACCATACAGAGGTTTGCTGACAATCCGCCCCTAGTACTACCTAAGACAGACCATCAACGTCTTAAGGAGCTTAAAGAGCTAATGATTAGGTCTGGAGGTAAGGATGTGGCTCAAAAAGTGATAGAGATAGCCCTTAATGATGAGCATCCTCACCAGTTGGTAGCTTTAAAGATGTGTCTTGATAGGACTCTTCCTGTTTCTTTGTTTGAAAAGGATAAGAGTCAGAGAAGTGCCGTAACCATCAATATCACTGGTTTGGGGCAAGAACCTACTATTATCGATACTGAACAACCCGAAGACGTAGAGGCTAAATATGGCTGATTTGAACTTCTCTCTACTTCCTTGGCAACAAGAAGTATTTAAGGATACGACAAGGTTCAAGGTTGTGGCTGCTGGGCGTAGGTGCGGTAAGTCTCGGATGGCGGCAGTTACCCTACTGATTGAGGGACTCAAGTGTCCACAAGGCTCTGCGGTTCTTTACGTTAGTCCCACTATGGGACAATCAAGACAGATTATCTGGGACTTATTGCTAGACCTTGGCAGAGAGGTTATTCAGTCTTCCCATGTGAACAATCTAGACATTACCCTGATAAACGGAGCTAGGATATACGTTCGTGGTGCGGATAGACCTGATACGCTCCGTGGTGTGAGTCTGACCTATGCCGTTCTCGATGAGGTTGCTGACATTAAACCCGAGGCTTGGGAGCAGGTCATTCGTGCCAGTTTGTCTGATAAACGGGGTAGAGCACTCTTTATTGGCACTCCAAAAGGACGCAACTGGTTCTACGACACCTTCAAACTAGGCGAGTCAGAGGATGATCCTGATTGGAAGTCATGGCACTTTACCACTGCTGACAACCCTTTGATTGACCAAGCAGAGATAGAATCTGCCAA